TTTTTTGTCTCAATAAAACCAGTAACGGCATCTTTTACCATTCCTGCAATAGGTCCAGCTAGTAAATTAATCATTTCTACCTCTATTTTGTTGGTTTTGACGTTGTGTTGCTACATCTGCACGTAAATTAGCTAAATCATAGTCTTTTTGTAGCTTCATTGAGTCAAAATCTTGTTTATATTCAAATTGATTTTCTTTAAGTGCTTGTTTTTCACCTTCAGATTGTGCTTTTAGCTCTAAATCTTGTTGTCTCATTGCTAATTCTTGTTGTTTTAACAATACAAGTGGGTCCATGTTTTGATCTTGCATAGATTCTGCTTCTTCCATGACCATTTGTTCAGTGATTTTAACAATTTCTTGGTCAATTAATGTTGGACGTTGTGCTTGTAGTTCTTGAATTTTTTCAGGTGGTATATTTTCACCAAATTCTTGTCTTAATTTCTCTGCTTCTTCCACTAATGCTTGATCAACAACTTGCATCGCTAAGAATGATACATGTTGATTGATATGAGATACTAAATTTACCACTGCCATAGGGTTAGATTTAACTAAAACAGAACTTAAAAATAATCTGTGTGCTTTAATGTGTAACTCATGATTTTGTTCAGCAAAAGCTTGTAATGGTTGACCCATTAAAACTACACTATGTTCTTGTGCAGGATCTTGTGGTTGTGGACCTTTTGGAATTGGTAATATCTGTTCAATATCTTTAACACCTAAAGCTATATACATTCTTCTGTATGCTTCATATAGGTTATGCATTTGTGGATTTGCTTGTGCTAGTTGTAATTGATTTTGTGCAAGGGTCACTCTTTGTGACATTGAGAAAATGTTTGGATCAGATACAGGTAAAATATCAATGCTATCATCAAAGTCCTGCATTTTAATTTGTCTAGGACCACCAGCAACATTGTAAGGATATACAGGAGGTAGAACTAATTTAAATATTTTTGCTAATAAATTAAATTCTTTCTTTTGTGCATAATGTAATCTTTTGTGAACAGCAGACATAACTTTTGTGCCACGTTCCATTAGTGCCATTGTTGTACCAACAGGTGTTTGTGATTTACCTATTTCTGATGTTTGCATATCTGCAACAGTTGCGAATTGTTTTGCTGCATCTACACAAAAACCAAGAAGTTGCATTAATACTGCATCTGGGCCTTTGTAAGGTAATGGCATAAGAGCTTCACGGATAATTCCGTTTGGTGCATCAACATCTCTAAACTCACCTGGTTGTAAAGGTTGATCATCATCACGTATTCTTAAACCACGTGATTTATAACCAGCAGGTAAGTTTGATAATGTTCCTGCATCAAGTAATTGTCTTAGTGCTGTTGTGGCAGTTCTTGTCAAACCACCAATCATGTGAATTAAACCAAAACCATAAAATCCTAGTCCTGGTAAAAACTTGTAATGTACAAAGTAATCATTCTTTCTTTTAAGTGGATCACCTTCATTATAGTTTCTATATACAGATAAAACCTTTCTGCTTGATCTGTCTAGAGTAACTACGTAAGGTAATTTTATTCCGCTAGGCTCACCATTTCTGAGGTCAATATCTTCAAAACCATCTAAGTCTAAATCAACATGAGCTTCTAATAACTCTGTCATGTCAGACATTCCGTATGTTGGATTGGTGCCATCTATCCTGTCCATCTTCTCTTGAACATCAGATGTTTCTTCACCATCATAAGGTTGTAAATCTACGTCACGATAAAAACCAGAAACTTGTTTTTTTCTTAAATCGTTCATCGACATCTTGACTATTTGTGTAATGCGATCACAAGAGTCTAAGTCAGATGCACCATAAGGGACTATGATATCTTCTGCAGGAATAAACTTTGATGTGGCTCTACCTTGAACTTCATCGAAATATATTTTTTTAAATGCACTACCTGATAAAGGTAATTGAAATAATAATTGATCCATTTCAGGATTATAATCTTCCATGACATGAGTAATCTCATAGTTCATGTAATCTTTTACACGTTCTGCTGCTTGTTGTAATTCTGCAGAGTTCGCACCAACAACTTGTGTTCTTACAGGACCATCACTAGGTAGTAACTCAACATAAGCCATTGCTTGAAACTGAGTTACGGCTTGAGCTAGAACAGGGTGATTGACACTCGCAGCTCCTCTAAAAGGTCTGCTTCGTTCTTCATACTTAAAACCTAAAAGGTCTAAACCTTTTGTATATGCTTGTTCCCATTCTTCACGTGAAGATTTATCGTCATCAATTTTATCAATTAATTCATTTGACAAGGATTGTAAGTATGACTCGTCAAGAACTTCTGCTAGGTTTGCGTTAAAATTTGTAACAAGAGTTTCTTCTTGCTCTCCTACGATGGCTGAACCATCTTCAATAATTTCTATGTCTGCTTCTGTTTCAGGTTGTTCTAAATCTACTTCTGTACCAACATCTTCAGCTTTTAAATCCTCGTCTCCACCAGGACCAATTGCTTTTGCATCACGTGCTAAATACGGCACATCTGCAGTGCTATCAAATTTATCTGCCATTAATAATCACCATAAATATCTGTAATTGAAACTAACCTATCTTCGGGAATTATACCACCCTCTTTTTTCTTGAACATATACATCGGAGCCTTCTGTTTACCTTCATCCATTGTTAGCACAAACATATCAACAAGGGAAGGATTATAGTCTTCGATAAGTATTTGAGCATTCGTATCGACATCATCTGGATCTAACGGTACTAAATTATATTTTTTAACGGTTTCTCTATCCGTATTCACAGTATAAAGATCGACATAATAATCCATTGTTTGTCCAGGAGCGGTTTCTTTTCTATAAATAACACTTTTATCACCTAAATCAGAAGCTATTCTAATTATTTCTTCATCAAGAAAATTACGAGCACCTTCAGGATCATTTTCAACTGCTCTACGATCAACATCTACATCTTTTAAAAAATCAAAAGAATCTCTATTCAGACTTGGCTTACTTACTTTTAATCCCATAGTGCTTTTAGTGGGATCTGAAATTTTTTCTATTTCAACACTACCACCATATTTTTTTGCAATATTTTTTAATTGTTGAACACCGACTTTGTCATACAAGTTTTGAAACTTTTTTCTAGCATCTTCATTATTTTTACTCCAACGTGGATTAGCACCTACATCCGCAGGCATAATTGCAATTTTATTAACACCTCTGTTTTCTGCATCTTTGATTGTTGCCTTTAAAATTAAATCAACATAGTCAGCTTGATTGTTAAAAGGTATAGGGGGAAATGTTTCAATTGGTCTTGTATTGTGATAACTACTTTGATTTTGTGCAATTTGTTGTAATTCTTCTGAATTGCTAGCTGTTGGAACTTTTACGTCTTGTGTCAAGGTTTCAAAGTTTTTACTTCTATTTAAATTCAATAATTCATTTAGAGTGCCTTGTTGTTGCTGTTCAATCTGACTAATCTTCATTAGAAATTCAGGATCAGTTCTATCAACACCAGCTTGTGCTAAAGCATTTATTTCTTGTTGTAAGTCTAACAATTGTTTTTCGTAAGTAGGTATAAGTTCTTTTGCAACAGTCAAAGGATAAGGTTTAATTAATTTTGTTTCAGCTAATTGTTCAAGCTTTGGTATTTGTTGTGATAACTGTTGTATATTTTTATTAGCACTGTCCATGCGATAATTATCAAAGGCATCTCCTTGTTCAATTACTCTTTGATTGGCAGCAAGTTTAACTTTTGCTTCTCCTATTGCAGCAGCTAAACGCTCTTGTTCTTTTCTAACTTTTGTTAAAAGATCCGTTTGCATTTCTTGAATGACAGAAACATTTTGCCCATCAGCATTTTTGTAATCTGCAACACGAGAGAATACTAAGACGTTTGGCTCCTCAAAGTGACCACTACTAATAAATGGTTTTTCTTCACCCGGAAGTGCACCAGCTTCAATGACAATTTCACGATAGTTTTCTCCACCCTCATCAATACGCACATTACCTGCATTCTTATGTCTAGCTCGTCCCATTGTTTCTTGAGACATCACATCATAGGGAGATGCATCATCTCTTCCTGCTTTAACTTTTACCTGCAAGTTTGATATAGGTGATTGTTCGTAAAACTCTGTAATTTGTTCTCTGGTAAGTTTTTGATTAGGATAATATCTTTCAAAGTCTTCCATATACTGAAACAATCCTGAATCAAGTATTTCTGCTTTTGGTGCTATGTCACCGCCTTGTAAAAAGTTTATCCAATCTTGAGGTTTCGCGGCCTTCGGTGCATTCTTAGAATTTATTTTATCAAGTGTAAAAGATTTAAACGCAAAATCATAATCTTGTATTGGTTGTTCAACAGGTAATGTTGTACCTGGTGCAGAGGGTGCATCAGACACAAGTTCCATATTTTTATTTCGTTTGCTAGGTGTAAATACACCAGGAACTTTATCGCCAAAGAATTTTAATATTTTTGAAGGATTAAAGGCATAGAGGTTTTCTGACTTTACTGCTTTCTGAAAAGCACTATCCCCATCAATAGCGGGGTCGGGTGTAAAGTTTTGTTGGTTCATGTTTTCTAGAACACTATCAAGACCACCCTTTGCCATTTTCACAGCTCCGCCTTTTTTAAATTGTATAAAATTATTTTTCACCATCTTTTTATATCCAATCATATTTAAAATGTCTTCCATTCTTTCTAAATAATCATCTGCTGTAAATTTTTTCTTAGATCCAACACTAATTAATTCACCTAACTGATCATCTCGATCAAACTTAAAACCTTTTAATATTTCTTTATTTTTTGGATTAAAATCATAATGACCAACCATGCCTCTTGCTTTCATGGCTCCATCAATCTGTCTATAAATTGCATCTAGGTAATCGTATTGATTATTGAAATCTTTTACATCAACATTGATGTTTGCATTTATTTGACTTTTTTTAGGTATGTAAATAGCTTTCGGTTTCATTGTTTTTAGTTGTTCAAGGCTATCTGCTTTTTCTATGATATTAAAAATTTTTCTCAATGCTGAATCATATACTGGTTGATAAACCATATTTATAACTTTTGGTTGTACTCGTACTAAGTCGGGATTCTCGCTAACATTTATCATGCGATTTTTTTTCAATAACTGATCAATATTATATTCGTGAGACCTTTGTGGCTCTAGAGCACTTTTAATACGATCAAGCTCTAACTCAGTGTATTGACCATCTATAGCAAGTCTGTCAACAAACTCATTTAATTTAGCATCATAGTTAATAATTCTTTTTTCCATATTTTCCCATTTTGCAAAATTTGGATATTCTAATCTGAATTTTTCTTCCGTTGCTTTCTTGTCCACAACATCTTTTCCTTTGTTATTTTTTTTATAAACAACATAAGGATCTATATATTTTTTCATGTACTCATCACCAGACAACATTCTTCCTCTAAGATTAGGGGATATCATTGAACGATATTGATGTTTTAAAAATCTAGGTAATGCTCCTGTTATGTTAAAAGCAGTAAGCTTATTAGTAATTTGTTTTGCTACCCTTTTATAATTTCTATTTTGCTTTTTCTTAGAAGCTAAGGGAGATTCATAATCTTCTAAGTCTAATCTTTTTTGACGTGTTGGAATATCTTCTTGCCCTCTTACATATTTACCAAAAGATTCATAGCTAAAAGGTTTTTCAAGATTATTATCAGTGTATGGTTTCATCAAAATATTGTATTGATTTTTTATAGTATTAGTTTTTGCATCTGATTGTTTTAAATTAGCAAGAGCAATATTAAAATTAGATTCAAACTCTGGATTTGTTTTTCCTATTTCTGTAACTCTGTCGATTAATTTTGTTTTAGGTCTTGGTTTTATCAAATCTTTATATCGAGGATTGGAGGCAGCCATTGCTTTGCTATATCCTGATTTAGCAAAGTAGTCTTTTGCTTCTTCAGGTCCTGTATTAATTATATGATTTTGAAGTTCTGTTTGTGTTGGTCTTCGTCCTACAATTTCAAAAAAACTATCGGAATATTTTTTGACGAATTGATCTAAAGGACTACTCGATAAACTTAGATCAGCTTCCCTTACAATAAACTGAGGTGTATAATAACTTTGAACTTGTTTAAGTACTTCTGGTGCAAAGCTTTCTATATCTTTTCTAATCCCGCTTGTTGTCTTACTAAAGACAGGGTCTTGTTCAGAAAAAGAAATACTTTTTTTTGCATCATCAATAAATTTCTCTACCCCTATACCAATATATTTATCTTTATTTTCATTAAAAAAGTTTTTTATTTTTTGAATAGAAGGTTCTTTAGCAATTCTTATTTTTTCTTGAGTTGCTTTACCTCCTAAGGAGGCAACTTCTTTTTGTGATAATTTACCTCCTGCTCCACCATCGTCTGGTGCTCTTACTACACCTGATGGTGTAAATCCTTGACCACCAAAATAATTTTTAATTTGTTTTACTTCTTCTATGTCTGCAGTTGACTTCAATACATCATCAACAGTTTTTAAACCCATGCTTCCTAATTTTTTTATAGCAAGTGGTGGAAATAAAAAATCTAAAGAATCAAGAGGAGACAATGCTATAGCTGTTCGGTCTTGGTCCGTGAGCTGTTGTCCTTGAGATAATTTATCAAAAGCCTGTCGTTGATCTCCGTAGAAAAATTCTCCGATACGACTCATCCCTTCGATAAAACCTTGAGGCTTGTATCCTGCTTGTTGTAAACGTTCCATGATCCCTGGACTTTGAATCACGGCACTGGGTAAATCTGCTTGTCCTGCATACTCCTCAAACTGTGTACCCTTTAGTGCTTGGGCCGTGGCCAGTTGTCTGAGTTGCTTATTCTTTTCAATTTCGTCTTTTGTTTCTTGTTCAGGAGTAAGTAATTGATAGCCTTTTGATATTGCTGTTGCGATAGGCTTAAATGTTTCTTGAGTATAATCAGCTCTTCTTTGCGGAATAACAGTAGTACCACCTGTTTGCATATAGGCAGGATCTGAATCTATAATGTCATCGAAAGGGTTATAGGCCATTAATAATACTCCGTTTGTCCGTGGTCCGTGGGCTCATCTTCATAGTCATCTTCCAACGATACAAAGTTTCCTTTACGAAACCTTAGTAGTGCTTGGCTCATGGAGTCAACTAAGTCATCATGTTCCGCATGAGGAAACATCGCACACTCTTCGATCATCTCTTCAGCCCAGCGTTTCTTTGGTGCCCATACTGCACCACTCTCAAACAGAGGAGCAACAGCGTGCACTCTGGATAACTTATCATTACCACGAGAAGGTGTAAAG